ATGAATTGATCCAGTTGTGGTGTTTCATCAATCTGTTCAACTTCTTCATTGCGTTGCTTTGCATAGTAAGCAGCCAATGCTTGTTTCTTGCGTTGTTCTTTGGACTTACCAGCAAATTTAGGATTGTCAGAATGAACAAAGTCATGAATCCAGTCAGATGCTTTTGCGTCTTTACCTAGAACTTCATTAATCATTTCGTCACATTGTTCTTCAGTCAATGATTCAAAATCAACTTCTTCCTTTACTGCTTTCTTTCCTTTGGCACGCAGCATTTTGAAGTCCATCTTGTCCAACTTGCCATTTTTGTTCATGTCAAGTTTTTCTTGCTTACCTTTAAGTTCTTCTTTCATCTTCCATGCTTCAATTAGTTTTGAAGTGAAAGATGTTTGTTCTTCTTGCTTTTCTTTATCTGCTTTGCGTGAATAAACAGTTCCAGTTGACACTTTTTTCTTGTCAAACTTGGAATCGTCACCAGATTGTGATTTGTAGTCTTTAGCAAAAGGATGACCTTTAGGATATTCTTTTTCCTTTTCGTCATCTTCTTTTTCTTCAGACTTCAATGCAACTTTATATGCAGTATGTTGATTGTCTGCGTCTTTAGCAGATACTTGTGCTGGACCAGCAAGTGTATCTGTAGTGACTTTACCTTTTGTGTTAACCTTAGTTTTATCTACAGGTGTAGCAACTTCCATAACATTCTTTACTGCCGCAGCGACAGCATCGAATTTCAATTTGTTCTCAAACATTTTAATGTTCTCCTTTTTTTATTTTTTCTGTGAACTTTTTAAAAGATTTCTTACCTTCTTTTTCTTTATCGCCATATGTCTGTAGAGGTTCTTTGTTGGATGCTCCACCCAAACCTCCATACACACCCATATCTACAGCAGGTGAATCCATAGATTCCATTGCAGCATTACCGAAACCTGACATAGGATATACAGTACCTGAACCTCTAGTGTCATATTCAGGACCAATACCACTTCCTACTTTGCGTGGCTCTCTAGGATCAACAACTCTAAAGTTTCCTAGTTTTTTGGCTTTGAGTTTCTCTTTGTCTTGGCTGAATTTGCTGTCTTTGCTACCACTGCCGGTTTTTTTGAGTACTGGCGCTTCTTGCTCTGTGTAGGTTTTGAAGATGTAGGAGCCTGTTCTTTTTGTTGAGTCGTATTTGATGTCGTCGGGTTTTCCTGCAATTGACTGAAGTTCGCAGGAAGGGCAGGACTCTGCTTTTGTTCCTCGTTTTGTAACGGCTCTTGTTTTTTCTGAAATAATGCGGCTATCTTTTTTAACATCTTCTTCCCTTATGAGATTTTCAAACAAATCATTTACACTAATCTTTTTGTGGCGTAGCAACCAATCTTGTGCAGTTTCATTCTGGACTCTAAAATCTAAGAACCAGTTAGTCATTTCCAACACAATAGAGATATCAGATTCACGTTCGGCTAATTCTAAAATGTCAGCCTTTTCTATATCTAGGGAATTGTCAAACTCTAGATATTTACCAAAGTTCTCTTGGAAATAAATTGATTTGTCTTGTGCGTCTTTCCATTTATCAAAACGGACAGCCTCAAGCATCATACGAGCATGACCTTTGTTGCGTTGTTGTGATGATTCGTTTGTGGAATTGACGAACACCATGAATGTATCGTATCCCAATTCTTCTAGTTCTTCTTTAATCTCCATGATGTTAGTATCAGATGCAGATGCATTGATAATCAAAGGAGAACGAGTGCGAATTGCTTCACGGCGAAAATCTTTAGAATGCTCAGATAGTTTATGTTTATCTTTTAGAATCTGTGCAGCAAGAATGGAATTAATTTCAACTGCTTTTTCTTCTGCAATTGCTTCACGAATAATAACATCTTTACCTGATCCTGGACCACCAGCAACAAAGATTGCTTTGAACAGTCCACGATTTACTTGTTCATTGATACCCATACCACCACGAACATCTCTGAACAATTCTTTAGCATGTCTTTCTGGAACATGAGAAGGTACGCCTTGCTTGAATGAATTGAAGTCATTGTTCTTTGCATGTTCACGCATTTTCGATGCAGACATACCTTCTGCACCTTCAGCATCTGGATCACGATGACCAGCAGACTTCACTTCAATCTTTTTGAAGTTATAGAGTTTACCTGGACCAGTACCATTGTACTGTTGTAGTTTCTTATGAAATTCTTCAACTCTATCCGAGCCACCAACCATAACTAGATGGTCATGTCCTGCTTGATGTAATCTGGCAGCATGTTGCAAAAATGTTGGATGCTCTTTTGACGATGCTTCAATGTTTGTATTGGGAAAGAATCTCTTAGCATGTTTCACTTTATCTTGGATAGATAGAGGATTCTTCTTCGCATCAGACGAATGCGAAAGAATAATGTGATGCGGAGCATGTAAGTCGTGAGCAATCTCTTTGACTTTGTTTACCAATTTTTCATGTCCAATAGTGGGCGGATTCATACGCCCAAAAGCCATAACAACTGGATTGTGTGTTGCCATTTCTTCGTTGATTTTATCTAAAAACTTTTTCATATTAATCGCCAGCCGTTTGACCAGAACCTTTAATGGAACTCATTGGATCGCTTTGTGAACTAAATTTAATTGCGTGGCGTCCAAAGGTTTTGCCTTTATATTTGAAATGTACAGATGTACCGCTATGGTGAACACTAATATTGCGTGAATCTTTATATATGTGGTCGTGATGTGTTCCTGGATTCATAGAATGATGTTCATATCCATTTTTTGTCGTGAAAGAAACATGTCTAATATGATTATGACCTTCTTTCTCCATAGGAGTAGATTTTGAATGTAAGATATGTTTGATATGATGAACAAGTTCAGACTTTGGTGCAGTAGATAAATGATGATGCAAATCTTTAGCAATTTTTGTCAATGTTTCATGATTTTTTGCTTTGACATGTGATTGCATTGAAGGATTGGCTTTCATCATTCCTTTTCTTTCAGATGCATTCGATGCTTTTTTCAATTCTGGATATTTTTTTAAAATAGATTTTCTATGTGCTTCGAGATGTGCTTTGGCTTTAGGTCCCGCATGTTCAATTCCTGGATTGGATGTTGGAACATGTTTAGAAGAAGAATCTGTAACTTTAAGACTGATACCGTGATGAATTACTTGCATATCGTCTCCTTATTTCTTGTGCGTAGTTATAACAATATCAGAAGCATCTTCTTTTTGTGATGCATGGATTCCTGTCGAACGATGTATGTCACCAGGCTTTGAAGTCCAATGAACATCATGTATTTTATGTCCATTAACTTCAACTTGTTTTCTGATATGATTTGCTGCACTTTTTGCTCTAGTATTCATTTTCCTATAATCATTTGGATGAATTGTAGACTTTAATTTATCGTGGGCTTGTTTTGGAGTATCACCAGTTTTATCTGGATGTCTTGACATATGTTTACCACCCTTTAAGTGATAACCAACCAATAACTCATGCATTTTACCTTTTGTGTCTGAAGAAACTTTACCTTCAACTGGCTCTGATGATTCGTTCAATTCTTCGAAAAAAGTATCATCATATGTTTCTAAATCATGCGATTCTTGTTCTGTATCCAAAGTACTTAGATACTTGTCCAACTCATCTTGTTCTTTGAAAAATGACTTAAAGGATTTCATCTTATGGCCTTATATGTTTCTAGTACCAGCAAAGTTTCTTGCGCTAAATTCTTTGCGATTTACAAACTTGTCTGTATCTTTTCCATGATGAAATACATAACCTTCTGGGTTTGCTGCTTCACCATGATGAGTATGCTCAAAATCTTGATGTTGATTTAATGTATGTATCAATACATCTTTTGCCTTCTGTAAATGATTGTGCATCTTCAAAAGATTATCATAGTGCTGTTTATTCTTGTCGATAGTAAAGTGATGAACCATCATCTCCTGCTTTTTCTTCTCTTTACCTTTTTCTGTTTTCAACTTATCAATTTCTTTATTTGCTTTACTTTCAATATGCTTCTTTAGACCTTCTGCCGATGGTTCTTCACCTGAACGAACTGTATGATTGATATATGTTTCTAATGGACCACTAACACCTTGATGCATTTTTGTACTTGCGTACATATCTTCACCGCCTTTGCCATGAATGGCTTGTGCTGCTGCAAGATGTTTATTGAATGTCTGTTGTGCCGGTTTAGCAAAATGAACTTTTGATGTATCATGTCTAGGATCAACAGTAAACACATCTGAATGTTGTTTGAAATTCTCATGGTCAACTTCATGTGAAGCATTTAGATGCTGTGCATCTTTTCCATGATAGGTCAAATGAGTAATTATACCCATTTGTGCTTTCTTTGTTTTTGCTGATTTTTCACCGTGAGCCGTATATGTCAAACCAGAAGGATTTGGGTGAAAATGCGAACCGTGTTTATCATGTTTGATGTCGTCATGTGAGAACATCATGTCGCCTTGATATACACCATGTGTAGGAGCAATCTTGGGTAGATGCTTCAATGCAGTTTTCAACTTATCAGCAAGACCAGGTGCATGACCATGATTCTTTTCAATGTCAGCATTTGTATAATTGATTTTAGGTGTCTTATTAAATGCTGATTTTGATGCAACAAAAAACTTACCAGTTTCTGGATGATGACCATAAACTAGAGCAGGAGAACCATCATATTTTGTCGTAAGTTCTGATGACTTCTTACCAGATTTGATGTGTTCTGCTGCTGATTTTAATGATGAAATTGCATGTTCAGTTCCCTTAGAACCGTTCTGTAATGGACGGTCTTCCACATGCGTCAGGTGTTTAATCTGGCGTGGTTCTTCAGCCCCAGCGGATTCTTCCTTGAGAAAATATTTAAAACTTTTCATTAAACCTCTTGAATTGCAATACTCTGTGATTGCCTTTTACTATTTAGTAATTTGAATTATTATATTGCTTAAAAACTACTAAAGAATCTTCTCTGTCTAGAGGATGGACTTCGAATTTCTTGGGATCTTTCAGATAAGTCATGAGCATGATTGTCTGGTCATCATCTACTAGATTATGGTCGAGCAAGGTGTATAATTGTTCCTTGACGGAATCGCAAAAGTCTCTCCAGACATGTTTTCCACCTACAATCGAACCACCAATCATATGAACATCATTGTTTTGAATGATAGGTACGATATTGACAGGCTTAGTCATATCTGGTAACTTAGCATAGAACAGATGAATCTTATTGGGATCAAAATCTAGTTTCCAGGACTTCTTATTGTAAAGTGCATCCATGTCTCTACAATAACCAAAGTCGACCCATGCTGCAAGTTCTGTATCAACATGTTCTTCTTTGATTGCCATAGTGACAAAATAAGATTTCAACAGATTAACTAGAACATAGTCTGGTGACCAGTATTCTGGATTTCGTATCTGATATGGATTGATGATTGCTTGATACTTTGGATCTTGCTGGACTGCTGCAATCTTTACTCTTTCATGATTATGTGTGTTGTGATAATCATGTACAATTATCTTAACATTTTTCTTATCACCAATAATTGATTTGATAGTGTCAACCAAATCAGAAGAAGTGAAAAGTACAATCTTATTATCGAAATTGGTTAGATTTTTAAACCGTTCGATGTAAGTTTCATTTGTACGAAAGAGATAGTGCGGTAGACCTTTATCTTGTGTCCAAGTGCTTCTACCGATATCAAAGAATGCAGTAACAATT